CGCCATGGTCATCTTGGTCGCGCCATGCGCGTGGCTTTTCTTTTTCGGCTGGCTTGTTTGGAAGGCGTTTCTCCAATGAGCCGCCGCAAGAAGCGCAACCGCGCGCCGCGCGCGCTGCCGGTGTTCAGCGTCTTCGACGAGCAATCGCTCGGCACGCTCACGTATTGGGCGCGCCGTCTTGCTTACGACAATGCCGAAGCGATTGTGAGTCGATCTGGCGAGCCGTCCGTTGCGTTGCGCGTCGGGGCGTTCGCCGTCGCCGGCGTCGTCTGTGCGAACGAAAGGCTTCGGCGCAACGCGGAGCTAATCTGCGAGGCGATTTTGATCCGCCGCGAAGACAGCGCCGACGACAAGGGGCAGGCAGCATGACACGCAATCGACTACCGAACCGGCGCGCGGCGCTTACCTTGGACTTCGTCCACGTCTACCCAGTAAGCGAGCCGCGCACGTTCAGCGCGACGATCGGTTTCTTCGCCAGCGGCGCGCCGGCGGAAGTCTTTCTCAACTCAGTCAACGGCACCGACAAGCAAGTCACGGTCGACGCGCACGACGCGGCGGTGGTCGTGTCTTTTGCGCTGCAACATGGTGCGAGCCTCGCCGAGATCGGCCGCGCGATGCTCCGCGACGAGAGTGGGCGCGCGCATGGCTTTTTGGGCGCGTTCATCGACGCCGCAGTCGAAGCGCTCGGCGATTGGCCCGACGATCCACAAGGGGGCGCGCCCGCCGGCGATGACGACCCGCCGCGGCCAGCTAGTCCGGCCGCTGCCGAGGCGATCCCTGAGGCTTCGGAGGCGACCCTATGACCGACTCTCTCGCCAGCGCGGAGCATCTGCGCATCTTCATCCGCGACATCATCGCCGCCGCCGCGTCGCACTACGGCGCGAAGCCGGCCGAGGTTGTGTCGCCGGACCGCAGCGCGCTACTGATCCGACCGCGCCAGGTCGCGATGTTCCTTTCGCGCACGGTTGCGAAGCGCTCGTTCCCGGAGATTGGCCGACGCTTCAACCGCGACCATTCGACGGTCTTTCACGCGGTTCACAAGATCGATGCCGAGCGGCTCGTCGATGCGAAGCTTGCGGCCGACGTCGCCGCGATCGCCGCCAAGATTGGAGCGCGGCAATGATCACGTGGTTTCGCTACGTCCGTTTTGCCGACATCCCCGCCTATCTCGCGCTCGGGTGGCGATGGAACGGAAAGCCGCTTCACGCGCCGCACGGCTGCTACGCCGCGCTGATGGAGTGGATGGGCGACGGGAAACCGAAAGAGCCGGAGCGCGCAGCATGACGGACGCTTATCAGGATTTTCTCGCCCGCAAGCGCGTCGTCGACCCGATGACGGGACTTTCACACCCTTCCACCACGCCGGACTGTTTCAAGCCGCACCAATCCGACATTACGATGTGGGTGCTTCGTCGGGGCCGCGCCGCCGTGTTTGCCGGAACCGGGCTCGGAAAGACGTTGATTGAACTGGAATGGTCGCGTCAGGTCGCGGCGCACACGGGCAAGCCTGTGTTGATCTTCGCGCCTTTGGCGGTTTCGAAGCAGCATGTCCGCGAGGCGGAGAAGTTTGGCGAGCAAGCGAGGATCGTTCGGTCGCAAGACGACGTAGGGCCGGGAACGAACGTCACTAATTATCAGAAGCTCCCACACTTCGATCTGTCGGAATTTGGGGGCGTCTGCCTCGACGAAAGCTCGATCTTGAAATCTCAGGATGGGCACTATCGCACAAGGCTGATCGAGGAATGCGCGCATATCCCATTCCGCCTCGCCGCGACCGCGACGCCTGCGCCGAATGACTTCATGGAACTTGGCAACCATTCCGAGTTTCTCGGCGTCATGTCCTATACCGACATGCTCGCGACGTTCTTCACGCACGATGGCGGCGAGACGCAGAAGTGGCGTCTCAAGGGCCATGCCGAGGATGCCTTCTGGAAATGGATGGCGTCGTGGTCAGTTATGCTGCGGCGGCCTTCCGATCTTGGATACGACGACGCTGGATACGATCTGCCACCGCTGCGCGAAACGCAGCACACGGTCGGCGTCGCCTACGCGCCGTCGATGGAAACGGGGCTGCTGTTCCCGATGGAAGCGCAAGGACTCGGCGAGCGGGTCAAGGCGCGGCGGGCGTCGATCGACAATCGTGTCGAGACGGCGATTTCTCTCACGCCGAAAGATCGGCCGTTCGTCTGGTGGTGCAATCTGAATGACGAGAGCGCCGCCATCGCCGCCGGCATCCCTGGCGCGGTCGAAGTGCGCGGGTCTGACGACGATGCAGACAAAGAGCGCAAGCTGATCGATTTCAGCGAAAGGCGCATCCGCGTGCTTGTCACCAAAGCATCCATAGCTGGCCACGGCATGAACTGGCAGCACTGCGCTGATACCGGGTTCGTCGGCGCAAGCGACAGTTTCGAGCAGACCTATCAGGCTGTCCGCCGCTTCTGGCGCTTCGGTCAGACCAAACCTGTCAACGTCCATTTCATCGCCGCCGAAACCGAAGGCGCTGTCGTCGCAAACTATCGTCGCAAGGAAGCCGACGCCGAGCGCATGGCTGCGGCGCTTGTTCGCCACATGGCCGATTTGTCGTCGCAGGCAGTTCGCGGCATGGCGCGCGATCGCCCCGACTATCAGCCGACCGAACCGATGGTGATTCCCTCTTGGCTGGAGAATGCAGCGTGAAACACATGGATGTCGTCGCCGAAATCAAGGCCGTCGATCAGGTCGTCAATTCGGATTACGCGATTTACCAGGGCGACGCATGCGAACTGATCCGCGCCATCCCGAGCGAGAGCGTGCATTTTGGCATTCACTCGCCGCCGTTCATTGGGCTGTACAAGTTCAGCAATTTTGATCGCGACATCTCGAATAATGAAGGCGCACAGTTCTGGGAACACTATCAGTTCATCATTGCGGAATTGCTGCGCGTGACGAAACCTGGAAGGCTTTGCAGCGTTCATTGTATGCAGCTCCCGCGGTCCAAGACGCGGGACGGGTTCATCGGCGTTCGCGATTTCCGGGGCGAGATCGTGCGCGCCTACGAGGATGCGGGATGGATTTTTCACTCCGAGGTCTGCATCTGGAAAGACCCGGTGATTGCCCAGCAGCGCACCAAGAGCCTGCGCTTGCTTCACAAGCAAATCCAGAAAGACAGCACGATGAGCGGCCAAGGTCTGGCCGATTACGTCGTCACGTTTCGCAAGCACGGCGAGAATCCGGAGCCGGTCGACGGCATGTTCGAGGAATGGATCGGCGCCGCGCCGGACGGCAAACAGGAATGGAAAGACGCGCGGACCGCGACCGGGATTGATGTGTCACGCGAGGCTTACGATCGCCACCGGCGGCAGGTTGAGGCCGAAGGCCGCAAGGCATGGCCCTTCGATATGTGGGTCTCTGTGCTGGTTTGGCAACGCTACGCGAGCCCTGTTTGGATGGACATCGACCAAAGCCGAACGCTCCAATATCGCAATGCCCGCGATGAAAAAGACGAACAACACATCTCGCCGCTGCAACTCGACGTGATCGAGCGCTGCATCGATTTATGGACCAATCCCGGCGACGTAGTGCTGACCCCGTTTCTAGGCGTCGGTTCTGAGACATGGTGCGCGGTTCATATGGGCCGCAAGGGCGTCGGCTTTGAATTGAAGCCGTCCTATTTCCAACAGGCCGTCAAGAATATGCTGAGCGCCAAACCATCCGTCGCGCATGATCTGCTAACTGCAATTGACGGATGAGCCACGATGACCGCCCTCGCCGCCGACGATCTGATCCTCGCCCGCCTCGCCGATCTTGAGTTCGAGAACGCGATGCTCAAGCGCGCGCTGTGCGAGCCGCCGCATGGCTGGTCCGGCGCGTTCCGCCTGTCGCGGGCGGCGTATACGATCGTCTCCATGGTCGCGCGCGCCTCGCCGCGGGCGGTCCACAAGGATCGGATCGTCGAGATTTGGGAAGATGACGGCGATTCGGACGGCGTCTATGCGTCGATCGAGACGACGGTCTGCCACGCGCGCAAGCTGCTCAAGCCGCACGGCGTCGAGATCAAGACCGCGCGCCGGCTCGGCTATTGGATGCCCGAAGCGAGCCGCGACCGCTTCGACGAGTTGCTGAGGGCGCCGACATGACCGAGAGGACGCTCTAATGCCGATCCGGCCCGAAATGAAAGCACTCTATCCGCCGAACTGGCACGAAATCTCGCTCGCGATCCGCGAGCGCGCTGGTCAGCGCTGCGAACAATGCGGCGTTCCGAACTATGAGATCGGGGCGCGCGAAGACGGAAAATGGTGGAAGGCCGAGGCGAAGGGATCTGGGCCTTGGGATAACCCCATGGCCGGCTATGAATTTCCATGTCGCAATGGCGATGAAGTGCGATGGCTGAAAACGATCAGGATCGTTCTGACGGTCGCGCACCTTAACCACGACCCACGCGACTGCTCGCCCGACAACCTACGCGCTTGGTGCCAGCGGTGCCACAACGTCTACGACATGGCGATGAGGCGCGCCGGCATTCGCGAGCGAGCGCGCGCCGCACGCGCTGACGGCGATCTTCTGGAAGGCGGTCCGACATGAGCGAAAGATCGCCGCAATGGGCCGACTGGATCGCGCGCGCCGAGGCGGTTGACATTCTTTCCATCGCCGAGCGCTTGACGAAGTTGCGGCGGGCCGGCGTCGACTATTTGGGAAATTGCCCGGCAGGATGCACGACGCATGGAGACGGTTTTGTTGTTTCGCCGAAGAAAAGCATCTTTCTGTGTCGTCCGAGCGGCGCGACCGGCAACGTTATCGTCATGGCGCGCCACGCGCTCGGCTGCGGCTTTGCCGAGGCACTCGAATACGTCACCGGCGAGTCGCGGCCGGATCGCTCGCACGACGAGACGGACGAAGAGCGCGAGCGCCGCGCCGCCGCGCGCGCCGAGCGAGACGCCTCGATCGCGGAGCGCCGAAGCCAAGACGAAGCCGATGAACTCGCCAAGCGGCGCCGAGATGAAGAGGCGGTTGCCGAGATCGTCAAGCGCGCCGTCCCGATCGCCGGAACCCACGCCGAAGCGTACCTCCGCGCGCGCGGCCTGACGCCGGCGCGCCGCCGCGTCGCCGACCTCAAGTTCGTCGCCGAACTCGACTATTGGGGCATGGCCGACGACAAGGCGAAGGCGAAGACGCTACTCGCGATGCTTCCGGCGATGGTCGCGATCGTCCGCAACGTCGCCGGCGAGATCATCGGCGTGCATCAGACGTTCCTCGATCCGATTGAGCCGAGGAAGTGGAAGCCGATCGGCTCGGCCGACAACGGGGCGAAGAAGGTTCGCGGCGAGGCGAAGGGCGGCATGATCCGGCTCGGCATGATCGGCGACGCGCTGGCGATCGGCGAGGGGATCGAGACGACGCTCGGCTGGCATGCGCTCGGCGTCGGGCCGGAAGACGTCTCGATCGCCGCCGGCATCTCGCTCGGCAACATCGCCGGCGGTTGCACGGCGTCGGTTCGCCACCCGACCAAGCGCGATGCGAGCGGAAAGGCGACCGCGATCCGCAACGGCGTCCCGGACATGGACAAGCCGGGCGTGGTCCTGCCGGCCGACGTTCGCAGCGTGATCCTGCTCGGCGACGGCGATAGCGAGCCGGTCGGGACGCTCGCCGCGCTTGCGACGGCGACGCGCCGCTACGTCGCCGAAGGCCGGACGGTCGCCGTCGCGATGGCGCCGCCTGGGATGGATTGGGCCGACGTCAACAAGATCGAGCGCGACGCCTTGGAGCGAGCAGCATGACGAAGCCGTTGGCGATCGATTTGTTCGCTGGATTAGGCGGCTGGTCGGACGGCCTCATTGCCGAAGGCTACGAAGTCGTCGGCTACGACATCGAGGCGCACGAATACGGAGACATGAAATATCCCGGCAAGCTCGTGATCCAAGACGTTCTGACGCTGCACGGCTCGCAATTCAAGGACGCGGCCCTGATCGTCGCCTCGCCGCCCTGTCAGGAATACAGCTACATGGCGATGCCTTGGAAACTCGCCAAGGCCAAGGCTGCGGAAATTCGAGCCGACACGACCGGCGAAAGCCTCGTTCGCCTCAATCGGCTGTTCAACGCCTGTTTCCGTATTCAAGCCGAGGCGAGTCTGGCAGCCGGGCGGCATATTCCAATGATCGTCGAGAACGTGCGCGGTGCCCAGGCATGGGTCGGGCGCGCGCGTTGGAATTTTGGCAGCTTCTATCTCTGGGGCGATTTGCCGGCCCTTATGCCGATCACGCGCAGGGCGACGAAGGTTCCAAACTTTCGCTTCGACGGGAGCGGGCGCAGCTTTCAATCCGCATCAGTTGATCATTCTGGCGTGAAGGCGCCGGGGATGAATTGGAGCGACCAGACGAAGCGAGGGCAAGACTTCACGCGGATTGCGGGCAGACATGCGATGGAGGGGATCAAGTGCGGCGGCGACTGGTTCAACGCTGACCAACCATCAATCTCACGCACAACCGGTAGCAAGAGCCCCGCCCGCAAAGCCGCCAGCGCCATGATCGCCCGCATACCCCTCCCGCTCGCCCGCTATATCGGCGCGACATTTCGCCCGCAGGAGGTCGCATGACCGACGCCCTGGTCCTCGACGGCAAAGAGATTGCGATCCCGCCGATCGTCGGTTCCGAGGACTTCCTGAAGGTTGCCGACGCCGCGATCGCCGGGCCGTTCAAAAGCAAGTTCGGCGCGCTCTTTCTCGATCATCTCGACGATCCCGGCGTCGAGTTCGAATACCTTGTCGACGGCTTTCTGTCGGTGGGCGACAAGTCGATCATTGGCGGCCCTTCGCAGAGCGGCAAGTCGTTCCTCGCGATTCACATCGCGCTTTGCATCGCCTACGGCATCGCATTCTTCGGCTGGAACGTGAAGCAAGGGCTCGTGATCTACCAAGCTGGCGAGGGCGCGCGCGGCGTCAAGAAACGGCTCCGCGCGTGGCGCAACCACCATAAGGCCGCGTTCTCGCACGACACGCCGTTTGTCCTGCTTCGCTCGCCGATCGACATCTACAAGCCGGATGGCGACACCGATGTGTTGATCGCGGAGATCAGGACGATCTGCGCGATGTTCGACGTTCCGCTCCGGCTCGTCGTGATCGACACACTCAACACCGCCGCCGGCGGCGCCGAGGAAAACTCGTCGCGCGATATGGGCATGGTAATGGCGAACATCGCCAAGATCAACGCGGCGACCGGTGCGGCTGTCATGCTCGTTCACCACATGAACGCGGGAGGGACGAAGCTGCGCGGCTCGACGGCGATCTACGCCAACGTCGACCAGGTTGTTCTCGTCTCGCGCGACCCGGTGACGAAGGTTCGAACGGCGTGGCTCGACAAACAGAAGGACGACGAGGCCGGTCTTAAGTTTCAATTCGAGCTTTCGTCGATCGATCTCGGCAAATATCCGAACGGCAAGCCGATCACGTCCTGCGTCTGCCTTCCGGTCGGCGAGAAAGAGGCGATGCGCCGCGGCGAAGAGGTCAAGGGCTTCTGGCTCAAAGACGGCGAAGTGCTGTTCATGCGCGCGTTCTTCGAAGCGGAAACGAAGTACGGCCAGCCGATCCCGGACGGCCTCACCGTCCCGTCCGATGTTCGCTCGGTTGTCGCCTACGACGACGTAAAGCGCGCCTATGCGACCATGTCGCCAAGCGACTCTCTGCCGACCGAAAATATGACGGAGACGGACATCGCGGCGGCGAAAGATCAGCACCGCGAGAAGCTCAAGAAGCGCTTGCAGCGCGCGCGCGAGTTCCTCATGGGCTCGAAGGTCGTCGGCTACGAGAAGGGCAAGATCTGGTTCACCGGCAAGCCGCTGCGCGCGTTCCCGAAGACCATTCCGAAGCCGGCCGAAGAGACGACCGCGTCGCCGGACGTCGGTGAGATCCCGTTTTAGGAGGACTTGATGGCGACCGCTTTTCGCTGCCGGCATTACGACTACGCCCGCCCGACGTTCCCACGCAACACGAAGACGCTGCAATCGAACGAGGGCGCACAGTGCGCACTCGGCGTCGATCTCTCTGGCAACGGCGCCACGATTAAGGCCGGCTGTTGTAACCCGCGCGGCGGAGCGTGCGCCAAGCGAGAGCCGTACACGATTGAAGAGATTGTTGCGGCCGAAGCGGAGGCCGACGAAGCGATGTCGCGCGCTATGGCGATCATTCCGTCTATCCCTTCGAAGGGCGACGCCGGCGACTTCGCCTGTCCATGCTGCGACGGGACCGTTCGCTGGTCGCGCGCGCGATCGAATGGACACGTTTGGGCGGCCTGCTCGACGCCCAATTGCTTTTCATTGATGCAGTGAGGGGAAAATGGCCGATCGACCGATCCTGTTCTCGACACCGATGGTGCAGGCGCTGCACGCCGGGCGGAAATTCCAAACGCGGCGCGTTCTCAAGGGCGCGCCCGAAGGCGATGGATGGTTCTGCGATCACGTCGACGGCGCCTTTCGGTTCGTCGCTGAGGGCGGCGCGCCGAGCATGCCGTGTCGGATTCCCTACGCCGTTGGGGATCGTCTCTGGTGCCGAGAGGCATGGCGCACGTTCGTCAGCCTCGACGAAGTGCCACCGCGCGACATCTGGTCGCCTGAGCAAGATCGCGGCGCCGGGATCGCCTACGAGGCCGGCGGCGGCATGTCGATTGCGAAGGGCGCCGGCCGCGAGCGCCACTACGGCGACCGCGACGACTTGGAGCGGTTTGGCCGCCTGCGCCCCGGCATGTTCATGCCGCGCTGGGCGTCGCGCGCCTTTGTCACCGTGACGGACGTGCGCGTGCAGCGGTTGCAGGAGATCAGCGATGTGGACGCGGTCGCCGAAGGAATGACGCCCCTCTCGTCTGGTCGATACTTTTGCGGCCACGACGAGGAGGGAGAGATCACCTGCAAATCGGCAATCACTGCATATGCCAATCTCTGGAACCGTCTTCACCATGACGAAGGCGCGTGGACGCTCAACCCATGGCTGGGCGTCTACACCTTCGCCGTCACGCTCCGCAATATCGACGAGGCCGCGTGATGAGCAAAGCGCGCGACCATCGCAGAAGCCGTCGAGCCGCCTTCGATCGACAAGGCGGTCTCTGTTGGTGGTGCAAAGCGCCGATGATTTGGATTGAGAAACCGGCGCCGCATTTCCATCCGCCGCGGATGTGCACGCTTGAACACCTTCGGACTAGCGCCGATCCGAAGCGGCGCGATCCGGCGAACGGGGAGTTGCGCCGAGTTGCAGCCTGTTGGGAATGCAACCACGAGCGAGCGGATGGGCGATGCTGGTCCCCACCTCGCGCGCCGCTTCAGGTCAGTGTGGGCGCCGAGCATATGAGCTTCGGTGAGCAAGAGATGGTCGACGGCTACTTCGACGGCCGTCGACCGGAGATGCCGGAGCCGAGCGACAATCGATCGGCGTCGTATCGGCACGGCTTCCGGAGCGGCCGCGCCGATCTCGGCCGGCCGCGCGCCGAGAGCTTCGACGAGACGCAAGCGGCGGCCGATCGTGCCATCGAGGAAGACAACGCCAAATGACCGATTGTCCCCGCCCTGTCCCTCAGAAGTTGATCATATCGGGCGGTTTGTCCCGCTCCGGTCCCGGTGCTGTCCCGGTGCTGGTCACTATTCATGATGAGGAAAACCTGATCCGCGACCTCGCCGCCGCCTACGCCGACAGTACGGAAGACGACCCGGCGCCGACCGTCTGGACGCCGGCGCAGGTTCAGATCCGGCTCGTCGCGGCGTTCGGCGTTCTCCGCCGATCCTCGATGACGATCGGTCCGCGCCAATTCGGCTCTAACTGGCCGGCGATCGTTCAAGAGACGCCGGCGCTCGCCGAGATCGAGGAGTGGACGCGCCTTCGCGCCGAGTGGGAGAAAGACGTCGAAGACCGCGCCGACCGGCCGACGTCCGTCGAGATCGAGATGGCCGAGGAAGCCCTGGGGTGGGGCATGCGCTACCTCCGCGACGCGCCGCTCTTGTCGGACGCCCTGCACCTTCATGCGCTCTGCACGGCCTTCCGGCTCAATATGGCGAAGCTTCTGCGCAAGCGCTGCCTCCGCGCCGCCGTCTTGATCGAGCGCCGGCAGGCCGACGAGGATCGGAACCGCGCGGCGCGGCGCCTCGATCTCGCGTCCGGCGCGCTCGCCTGGCGCAATCGCCGCCTATCCGATGCGGCCGAGCGCGGCGTCCTGACCGCCGAGCGCAAAGAGCGGATCACAGCGAACGCGCGGATCAGGCTCGAGCGAGCGCTTCGCGATGCCGGTCCGAGCGTCCAGGCGATTATCGTCCGCCGCGGCGACGTCATGCCCGGCAAGGTTTTTACGCGCGTCCGGCTCAACGTCTGGCGCAAGGAAGGCGCCGCCGTGGTCGCGAAGGCGCTCAGAAAGGACAAGGTGCAGGTTCGATGACCAATCTAGACCCCAAGGCGGCGGTGAAGCGGATCGCCGACCGCTACATCACGCCGGGCGGCCTGACGAAGGCCGACGCCCGGCGCCAGCGCATCGAAGACCTCGAAGAGAGGGCGCTCGCCGGCCTCCACACGAAGCTGACCGATCGGAATCAGGACTTCGCCTATCAGGCGATCAAGGCGCTCGCGCGGATGGCGCGCGGCGAGGAGTGACGCCGTGAAGTACCCGAAAAACCGAAAGCGTCGCGCCCTCGCCGTCAACGCGCGCGAGCGAGGGCGCTCATGAAGGCCGGCGTCGCGACCTTCGACCCATCGCTCCCGATTACGCCGGACGGGATCATCACCTGGGCGCGCGCGCAGACTGCTCCGCCTGTCCCAGCCGCGCCCGACGAGGAAAGATAGTCTATGAAATACTTACTGATTATCGCCTACGCCTTGACGATTCCGGCGGCCAATTTTCTGATCAGCAACGTCGGGACGACCTGTGTCCCCGATGGCCCGTGCGTCATCCCGGTTGCCCCAGGACTCTACGCCCCTTCTGGCGTCCTCGTGATTGGGGCGGCGCTGGTACTGCGCGATTTGGTGCAACTCCGGTTTGGCATCGCTATGTCTTTGCTCTGCGTCATCGCCGGCGCAGCAATGAGCGCCGCCATCGCGCCGCCGACGCTCGCGGTCGCGTCGGGAACATCCTTTCTGTTCTCCGAACTCGTTGACTTTGCGGTCTACACGCCGCTGGCCACGAGACGATTTGCCGTCGCGGTTTTGCTGAGCTGCGCCGCTGGCGCCGTCGCCGATAGCGCTTTGTTCCTTTGGCTTGCCTTCGGGTCTCTGGCGTTCATCGGCGGGCAGGTTGTCGGGAAAGCCTACGCTGCCGTGGCCTATCTCGTTATCCGATTTGGATTGCGACGCTTCATCCTACCGTCCAAATGATTCACTACCACGGTACGCCAATTTCACCGATCGCAGCTCTTTACGAACTTCGCGGCCGGTGCTTCTGCATATCGCACGCGGCGCCGCAGGACGTCGCCCGCTGCCACCAAATCGGCCAGTCTGTGATGCTCGACAACGGCGCCTTCTCGAAGTGGAAGCGCAACCTGCAGACCGACTGGCCGGCATTCTACGCATGGGCCGAGCCATGGCTCTCGTTTCCGACGACATGGGCCGTGATCCCGGACGTCATCGACGGAGGATCGCAGCTTCAAGACGCACTTGTCCGGGAATGGCCGTTTGGCCGGAAGGGCGCGCCGGTCTGGCATATGGACGAGCCGCTCGACCGACTTCTCAGCCTTGTCGACGACTGGCCGCGCGTCTGTATCGGGTCGACGGCCGAGTTCGCAATCGTCATGTCGGCGGCGTGGCAGCGCCGCATGGACGATGTCTGGAACGACCTCGCGCACCGGCGCCGGTTTCTTCCGGCCGTTCACATGCTGCGTGGGATGCAGTGCTCCGGTGCGCGCTGGCCGTTTGCGTCGGTCGACAGCACCGACGTCGCTCAGAATCACAACCGGCCGCAAAACTCGCCGCGATCGCTCGCGGATCGTTGGGACGCTGTCCAGACGCCCGGTTCATGGTCGCCGCGCGTCGGTCAAGAAGAACTCGACCTTTGCGCGCCTGTCCCCGCCTTGTCCCTTCCGGTCCCCAAACGGGGAAAAAGAGCTGACCGGACCGCCTCTTATTGCGGGCCGTTCTTGACCCCAAGGCGCGCTATTTTAGGTGATACACATTGACCCGTTTTTGTGCCATCCCGACGTCATGCTCGGCGAAGACGCGTCGTGAACGAATCACCGCTCCCGGGCCTTTCTAGGTTGCATTATCTTCCGGGTTTGCCGCAGCCGGCGCACGTCGCCTTCAGCTTGAAACCAACAGCGTAGTAGTCCTTTGCGACGACGTCGACGACATCCTTGTGGCCGCATGATCGGCAGGTCACGCGCAAGGGAATTGGCTCGTTTCGATCGAGTGGCGCTAGGTTCAGTTGACCCTTGCGCTTTGGCCGGCCGCCTCCATAGCCTCGGAACGTAGGCATTTTTTGCTCCTTCATCAGTATGTTACGAGCCATACTGACCGCTCGGCTCCACGCCTTGTCGCGAGCGTCCTCGACCCTAGCTGGGACGTCGAGAAGCTCGGCCGACGACCATCGCCAAGCCGTCGAATGGTTGACGCCGGCGCGGGTGGCGACAGCGTCGATTGTCATCAATCCGGCGCGCAAAACCATAAGCGCCGCAAGGCGGTTGATTGTGTGGGTGTTCGGAGTGTTGGTCATTTGCGCAATAAGGTATTGCGACGCCGCAACCTCGTCAAGCAAAACCAGCGCAACCAGACCTAATCCTGTGCGTGACAAATCAATACGTTAGCGTGGTGCGCCAAAATAACCATTGACGCCGACCCAAATTTCCGATCAATCTCCCCGCGCCCCCCTCGCGCGTAACCTCTCATCCTGTTCGGGCAACGCAGGGCGCGCGAATAGCGCGCGAGCCCCCGGCGCTACACGCAGAGCGGAAAGCCACCAGCCGCAACGACGAGCAGCGAACCTAGAAGATAGAGCGCACCTCACCAAAATGGCGCTCTGTTCCCAGATTATCATCGCTGCGTCCTCTTCAAAGCACGCGCCTGACGGCGCTTGAAGAACACCAAAAAGAAGGCGACCAGGCAGCGAGCGAGAAGAAAGAATCGACGCATAATCACGTCGTCGAGCAGGCATCAAGCGCCGGTCTAGAAGTTAAATCCCGCCTATCAAAAGATGCGCGCGGCGCGCCGGTCTGGCCCGACCTCTCCCGGCTCGGCGCTTCAAGCGGCATGGCGAGGCGGCGGCCCCCAAAGTCGCCGCCTCGTCCCCCATCCGACACCGCCCCGACGACCAGCCAGGAGCGACGCCGATGTTCTTCGTTGCCTACGTGGTCGCGATCGGATTGTCCGGAAAATACCTACAACCACTTCGCGCGGCGGCTCGGGTCGAGAGCGGATCGGCTCACGCCTTCAAAGCATCGCAACCGGGATAGCGCCAACTCGGCCGCCCGCGCGGACCATCAATTTCAACCTGGAGAGGTCCAATGACGACGACGATCAAGGTCACGAGCCACAACTACCCGGCGCTCGTCGAGACGTTCGAACGCGGCTGGGACGCCGAGCAGAACCGGCCGGCGGATCTCCGCAAGCGCGACTCGCGCGTCCTGACGCCGGCGGACGGCGAGCAGAGCTTCTACTGCACGACGAGCATGGAGCTCCGCGTCGTCGACCTCGAATACGACGACCCGCGCGTCCCGGCGCCGCCGGCGGTTGTCGAAGCGGCGCCTGCCGCCGAGGAACCCGTAGCGGCCGCGCCCGCGGCTCCGATCGATCCGGCCGCGCCGTTGCAGGCCGAGCAGACCGAGGCCGCTCCGGCAGCGCCGGAGGCGATCGTCGAGCCTGTGCACGTCGATCCGCCGGTCGCGCCTGCGCCTGCAGCGCCGGTCGCCGCGGCTCCGGCCGATCCTGCGCTCGCCGAAGCCGCGCCGGCCGCGGCTCCGAAAGCCGAAGGCGCCGTCTGATGAACGCCTCAAGCCCGAGCAAGCTCAACGTCGGCGACGTCGTTCGGCTGACGTCCGACACCGTCAATATGACGGTCCGCTCGATCGACGGCGACAAGATCGTCTGCCGCTGGCACGACGAAGCCGACGACCTGCTCTCCGAAGACTTCGCTCGCGCCGAGCTTATCTTCGTCCGATCGCCTGATCGCGGTTGACGTGAAATCTCCCCCTCGCGCCGCCGGGCCGAAGCCGAAGCGACCACCACACCGGCCGCCACACGCGCCGGACGATCGGCTCCGCAACCTCGTCAAATGGCTCCGCATCGGCGGCAACACGCAGGAGAGGATCAGCGAGGCGATGAGCCTCGATCCGAAGACGCTCCGCAAGCACTATCGCGCGGAGCTGGACGAGTCGAAGCGCGATATCGACGCGCTGATGACAAACTCCATCGTGATGATGGGCCTGGGCGGCGAGAAGCGCGACTGGACCAAAGCGAACATCACCGCCGCGATCTTCTACGCAAAGACGCAGATGGGATGGAAAGAGCCGCCGCAAGCGATCGCGCATAGCGGCGTCGTCGGCTCATACGACGCGGAGAAGCTCAAAGATCTGAGCGACGAGGAGTTGAGCGACCTTGCAGAAGTTCTCGCCCGAATCTCTCCGGCGACTCCCGTCGCTGGCGGCGGTTCAAACGGAGCTGGCGCGTAGGCAGGCGGAACGCGCCGGCCATAACGCGCGGTCGGCGACGCAGACGCTTCTCGACTTCACAAAGTACACGACGCCGGACTATCTGATCGGCTGGTTCAATCAAGACATTTGTCGGCGGCTCGACAAGTTCCTCGCCGACGTCGCGGCCGGCAAGCGACCGCGCTTGATGATCTTTGCGCCGCCGCGGCACGGAAAGTCTGAGCTCGGCTCTCGCAAGCTGCCAGCCTACGCGCTAGGCCGCTATCCGGATTTCGAGGTCATCGGCGCGAGCTACAGCGCCGATCTTGCCGATTCGATGAGCGCCGACGTCCAGCGCATCATGAGTTCGGAAGCGTATCGCGTCGCGTTTCCGGAGACGCGGCTCGCGCGCTCTGGCGCTCGCCAAGCCGGCGACGAGAACTGGAAACGGACGGACGACTATTTCCAAGTCGTCGGCCGCCGCGGTTCCTATCGTTCGGTCGGCGTCGACGTCGGCATCACCGGGCTAGGCGGCCGCATCGTCATCATTGACGACCCGGTCAAAGACGCAAACCAAGCCGCGAGCGCGACCTATCGCGAGAAGGTTTGGACCTGGTACACGCAGACGCTCTATTCCCGCCTCGAGCCCGGCGCGGGGATCATCCTCATCATGACTCGCTGGCACGTCGACGATCTCGCCGGCCGTTTGCTCGCCGCGCAGGAGACCGGCGGCGATAAGTGGGAAGTCGTTTCCTATCCCGCGATCGCCGAAGTCGACGAGACATTCCGACGCATCGGCGACCCGCTCTTCGCCGCACGCTACGATCTCGCGGCGCTGCAACAGATCCGCGGCGCGGTCCTGACTTACGCATGGTCGTCGCTCTATCAGCAACGACCGGTGCCGCGCGAAGGCGCGCTCTTCAAGATGGCGTGGTTCGCCGAGAAGATCGTCGACATCGCGCCGGCGGACTGTATCTGGTGGCGGCATTGGGATTTGGCGGCGAGCACGGCGCAAGCCGGCGCGCAGAATCAAGCATGGACGGCCGGCGTCAAGCTCGGCTATTCGCCGTCGCTCAAACGCTACTATGTTGGCGACGTCAAACGCGTTCAAGAAGAAGGCGACGACGTCCGGCGGACGATCCATGTCGTCGCGGTCAACGACG